CCTCACTTATCTTCAGTCCACCCGTTGATGTGGTGGATACCGGTGCTTGCCTTACAATGTGTCCCATTAGTATGTCCTCACTCTAATTCTGCTTGATTGACCTTGCTGGCGATACAACTTGATCGCCTCAATATCCAAGGCTTCCCTGGCCATCGTTTGTTGTGCCATTGCCAGGTCTGGCTTTTCGTCCAGCAACAACATATCGCTGGCTGCCGCCTTCTCTAGGTACGGCTTAAAAATGTAGGGGATGCTTTGCTTCTCCCAATTGGTTGTATCCGACGCAGTGGGTGCTGCCGTTGAGTCATCCCGAACCGTCAACGCATTCCAAAAATCGCCAATGTAATAAACTTGGTCACCAACCGCGTAGGTCGCTGAACCACTCCAATCGTTGCCGGTCAGTTCCGGCGCACGTTTCCTAAATTCAATGTACGGTAAATCTGGACCGTTGATCAGCGTCACCCCGTTGGCCGACATCGTGAAATCGTACTCGATCCAGTTGTTGTTGATCCGCGAATCCTTGCTTAAAATCCTGTACAACTGGCCCAGCTTCGTCTGGCCGGGTTGTTCGTACTCAATGAAGTGGTGAAATTCGGTTACCAAGTCCCAGTCCGCCGAAACACCCGGCACATCGCCTGACGTTGTCGCAGTGTTGGCTTGGTGGTAGCTGGTGCCGTGATAAACAATGTCACTTGAAGCGTAGACACCATCGCTTGCGTCACCACCGGTCGCTGACCATGTCCCGGTGCCATACCGGCGACTCTCGACCAGCATTAACTCCGGCCAGTACTCTGACTCCCAGGCTTCTCGTAAGCGCCGTGAGATGAATCCTCGCAGCAGCGCGAACTCATCGTTGGACAAGGTGTCGTAGATGCGGCCGGTTGATTCGGCAGCACCTCTCAACACATTCTCGAACTTGACCGCTCGCATCAGCTATAGGTCTTGTGAAACTTAACCCGGCGACCGGGTTGTTCCTCTTTTGTCCCGTAGCCAACCTGCGTCTTGGTTCCGACACTGTTGACCCGGCACTCTGGGTGCCTCTTGACGGCCCACTTGATGTACTCAGGATCACGCGCACATTGCCTGTTCTTCGCGTAATTCTTCATGTAGCCATCCGCATCAAAACGGGCCACAAGGCGACCCACTCCTGGAATCGCCCTGTGTTCCCGCTGATTCTCTTTCGCAATGACCTTCTGCCGCGCCTCTGCTTTCACGCGATCCATCATCTCACCAGTACGCAACTCCCGAAGGAGTGCGCGCTGGTGTGACTCTGGAATTGAATCCAGATTAAACGGCAGTTGCTGCGACATCGCTTATTTGCAGAAGAAGGCGCCAAGACCCAACGGGTTCTTCACGCAAAGTCCTGCGATCATGTCGACAGCGAAGCGACGTCCACCACCAAGGTCCGGCAACTCGGTCACCTGCGGCAGTTGATTGAACCGAAGTTCAAGCAAGTCCCAGTCGATGACGTAGGCAGTACCCTTTGCGCGAGTCGCGGCATTGGTGTCGATGTCTCCTGATCCTCCAGTGAAGTTGTAGTAGTTCCACAAAGTGGGAACCAACTCCAACGTCCCGAAGTCGCCTTCGTACACGTCCACCGTGCTGATGATCCGCTTGTCCTTCAGGTCCGCATTGTAACTGCGAATCGCAGAAGCCGCTGCGATGTTCGTCGTGCCGTCAGAACCAAACTGCGTCTGCGTGAAGTCCTTGAACCTCTTCTTGACGTTAGTTCCAGATAGCAATGTCAACGTCTGCGTCTTGCCGGTCTGTTCGTAGATCGACTGCAACACTGACTCAACCTGTGACTCCGTTAGCGCACCAGCCTCCGTCGTATCCGTGCCGGCCCAGGCCGTGCCATTGTGATAGCCACCAACGTAACTCGCCGCCGGCGTCAGGTAGCCTGACGGGATATGCGTCGACTCACTTGCACCCGGATTTACGAACTCGCCAAGACCGCGTGTCTTGTTCGCAGTCGTACTGCCGCTGCCAGAATCAACAGCCACCTTCGCTGAATAGTACAGCGTGTCACCAGTAGTCCGCCTGATGTTGGCCGAACATAAACGAACTTCAGCATCACGCTTCAATTGAAGCAGCTTCTTCGTTACCGAATAGGCGTAGTGATTCTTGATCCCCGCTTGGTTCTGCACGTTCTGCGCCAACTTACCAATCTTGGCCTGACGCCTGAACCACTGCACGCGGTTAGCCATCACGTCATACTGATTGGTCGGCTCGCCTGCGACGTAGTCGCCATCAGCCAAGTCCGTGCCGTCGTAAACGGCGTTGTCACCCGGTGTTTCCGCCACGTCAACTGGCCACTCAAAGAGTGCGTTGATTGGTGCCGACCCTTTCGGAACCATCGCCATGAACGGTGTCTCTTTAGCATCCACCATCGTGATGCTGTCCAATAAGTCCCGCTGCGACCCCTTACCGAAGTCCGTAGCAGTGGACTGAATATTGCCGATGTATAAACCAGCCATTTGTTATTCCTCCCTAATTAATCAATGTTCCCACGAAGTCTGTTAAACCTCGCTGGTCCCGATTTGAAAACACTCTCTTTTTGGATTCATCGTATCTGGCCGCTTTACCCTCCTTCGGCGCCGGCGCGGATGTTGGTCTTCCAGGTTCAGCAACAACCCTTTTAGGAGTTATCTTTTTACCCTGTTCACCCAATTCCGCCATATACCCGCGAACGTACCTTGCCAACTCCAACTTATAGTTGGGCGCCATGGCCGCTTGCGGACTGGCCGAAAGTACCTGGTTAAACAATTTCATCTCTTGCGAGTCGGCCTTGTTCAGCCACGGATACAATTTCTCAGCCTGCGCGTTAAACTCCACCGACTGCTTAATCTCGGCACTTCGCTGGGGGATCCACTTGTTAAGTTTTCTCTCTGAATCCCTTCTGATTTCCCGGACAAACCGGGTCATCTTCTCAAGGCTAAAGTCCTCTTCGCCGTCGCTATCCTTCAATTCAACTCCCTGTTTGCGTAAAACATTTTCAACCTGGTCTGCATCTTCCAGCAGTAGGTCCTCCATGTTCTCGGCAAACTCAAGTCGCCTTTCAGACAACCCGACAGTGTCCTGAAGTTCCTTATCTGTTTTCAAAGTTCCCAGTGGATTTTGCACTGGCGAATTTGTTAACTGCTGGCTGTTTTGTTCCAGCTTGGAACTCAAATCCTGGACCCGCCCCTCCAACTCATCCCGCTCCTCTTCAGCTAGGCGAAGTTTTTTGGTAAAGCGATCAATCCGACGCTGAAACCATTCCGGCTGTTCGCCAGGTTCAGCTTCCGCATCGGATTCCGTTTCCGATTCTTCCTGTGAAAGAACGTGTTCAGTGTCCCCTGCTTCCTCGGTCGATTCCTCAACCGGCTCAGCTTCCTCCACCGCATCGCCACCCGGCGATGTCTCCTCGGAACTATCCTGTTCCTGTGGTTCAAACGACTCGGCCAACATATTGGTCAAGTCCAGTTGATCCAAGGGACCATCAAGTCCCACTAGTCCGGCTTCTTTAGGGAGGCTTTCCGTTGCCTCTGCTACGTCTTCTGCCATGCTATTCCTGCAAGTTAGGATTATTCCGGTTCACAAAAAAACCGTATGTCAATTGACGCACGGTTTAGAAATCTCTCAATCAGGAGTGGAACGGTTGTCCACATCCGGAACGGAGTGGAATAATTACGCTTTTAGCGAAGGCGGTTTTCTGTAGTTGTTTAACGTTGCAAGAACATCGCGCATGGCTTGCGCGTAACCGGATCGCCATTGACGGTCGTCCGGCAGGATCCCATCCGCCAACGCGCATTCGGTGCTGTTATCGATGGCTTCGCTCAGCAATTGGCGAATAGCCTGCCATGCAGTGCTGGTGTCATCCAGTCCCTGCAGGATCTGTTTCAGTTCTTCCTCTGTGAATGGACGTTCCATTTTACCAAAACCAAACCGCATCATCGTCATCGATGACATATGGAATAATATCGTATTTCATTTAACTCCCTACCGGTTGGACTCCAGTCCTGCCGATCATCTTGTTCTGTTCCTGTGACACCGACTGCTGAAGGTTCTTGCCGTAGTTTTCCAGCAACGCTTGGAACCGTTCGTCGCCTTGCAGCGCCTCCTGATATTTCGGGTTGCCTTGAATGATCTGCTGCATGAATTGCATCTTCATCGCCGCGGTCGGGTCGTTCTCGGTGTAGTTCGCCTCATTACCCAGGGCCATCAGTGCGATCTCCTTGTTGACGTCGTCAAACGTCTTCTGTGACGCACCACGTTGGTCTGTAAGGATCGACTGGCCAAGTACCGGGTCAATCATACTCACCGCAATCGCCATCAACTTGGCGCGATCCACCGTGCCGGCAGTGTCAACGGGTAGCAGGCCAATGATTGCCTGCATCTTGCTGGCAACATAGTCCTGGTCCAGTTCGCGCACATCGAACTTCACCGCGAAATCGTAGGCACCCATAATGTCCGCTTGACTCCCAGGGAGGCCAATCTCAACCCCGGCAATCCGGTTCAGTTCCTCATCAGAAATATATTCCTGAATCAACCTGAACATCATTGTGAACGCCTCTGACCAGGACGTTGTGTAATTATCCACCATGGATTGCATCTTGGCCTGTGCGATCACCGGGTTGGTGTTGTCGTTCAAGCGACCGAAATACTGGTCGCATTGCTTTTCAATGTAACCGATTACTTCAAGCGCCTCGCCTGGGTTGCTTTTCGGCGGATCAAGAAACTTCACCTCACCCGGCCGCATCTCTGGCAATTCGCTGCCAGGTTGCAGGCGGTACACCTGACCCATGCGAGCCGGCACCGTCAGCGGCGGGAACACCATCAGACTGGCGCGGTCGTACAACATATCACGCTGGCCTTTGATCTCGTTCTGCCACGTATGGACAATGTCAGGCACGCCGCGGCTGTCTGTCAGCTTGCGGATAACATTTTCCCGGCGATAAATAACAAACGGATAGTCACCTGCCATGTGGTCCAGTATCTGTTCCTTGCCGGGACGTGTTGAAATCTTCGGATTGAAAATTGTACAGTGAACGTTTAAGACCCCATCCTCATCGATCTCTTTCCGGTAACCATAAACAACTTCATACAATCCGTCAGTTGCACCGGCGTGAACATCCACGCCAAATGTCTCACTGACAGGATCCACATAGGCTGTCTGGTTGCCGTCTTTTGAGTTCAAAACGTCCCTCACCCACTCGGAACTATAACCGTAAACAGATTCCATCTGCCTGATTTCCCACTCCGAATGCCAGCATCTGCGAAACACATACTTGGACGATTGAAGGTCGATAGTCTCCGGCGGAAAGAAAACTTCATCCCCTGGTTTTAGTGCCACGATTTGCGGACAATTCTTCGTAACGGTGTCCACCGGTAATTCTCCCTGGCCATTGTCGCGCAACTGCTTCACCAGCTTCCTGGCACGCCTGCGCTTGATACCCAGGTTCGCTTCCAGGACATCCACCGCAACATCCTCCTGTTCCAGATCAGCAACCAGGCCAGGCAGTTCCGACAAGCCGGTTCCTTGTTCGGCCATTTCAGAAATCTGAACCAGATCCCTCATCGACACCGTCTCGATCTTTTTGGTCACCTCGCGCTGCCAGGTGATATGCAAAACACCATATCCGTACTGCTGACCGTAGTTTGCCAGCAGGTTGGCCTCGTTCCTTAATTCGTTCCGCAACTTGTTATCACGATAATACCGCAACAATGTTGTCGCAGCCTCAGCTTGGGTGGCATCACTTGCCTCTGTAGGTGAGGCGCGAAGAATCCCCCGACTGAATGCAGTCGTCAGAATGTCCGAATTTTCCGTGCAGACAGCATCCGCCAACCGAACCCGTGTATCACTGGCCCCGTCCCAAGGGAAAACCGGTTCGGTGTCATTCTTCTGGTGCTTCTTTCCGTCATAAGCCTGTCCGGCCCAGGAACAGAATCGGACATCATCCGCCCTGGTCCGGTGATAGGTGAATGTGTATCCACCCGCCCGGTTGTACTCTTTGATTAGTTCACTTAAATCTGCTTTTGACATTTAATTGCCTCCTCTTCCAAATATTCATCAATTGATTTTTTGATAAATTTCCTCTTTTGCTTTTGCGGAATTACGGCTGCAATCCGCCCTTCGTCGACCAGAAAGTCCAAATCCCTTCTTGTCAACCCTGAATATTCCTTCGCTTCCGACAACGTTAATAGCTTCGTTTTCATTAGTAACACCCTCCCCCTCGCTGGACCAATGCATCCTGTGGCGCGTGCAAATTGTCCTCCATGCAAAGATACCGGAGACAATCAACCGGATCCTTGCTGGCGCCCTTCTCGCCATCCGCGCCAGTCCACTCTCGCATCGAATAAATCAAGTTGGTGCAGTTCGCACTGACAAACAACCTGGGAGAATTGTCGCCGGCAACCGGCATGGTGTTGTCGTAGTACAAAAGATCGTTAATCAACTGTACCCCACTCTCAATCTTTTGACCGTTGGCCGGATAGAACAACATCGGGTCCTCTCCCTCCTCCGATACATTTAATTTCTCCAGGGGAGTCGTACCGTCCATCAACTTGGTACTTCCGGCCCTGGGGTCGATCAACCGCAAAAAGACCGGTTCGCCGCCCTCCTTGTCCCTTATGAGGTCTTTGTACTGAACAAACGAAACCCCACCTCCACCACTGCGCTGTGCTGGCCCAATGTGACCGTCAACCTTGCTGCCGGGAACTGTCCAGTCACCCATCGATCTGTCCGGCCATTCACGGTAAATGTAGACAACATCCTCGAACACCCTGGCCCACAGTATAAACCAGTTCCGGGCGCCGGCGGGATCCACCACCATGAAATTCCGGCCATCCACCGGGATCTCGCCAGGCGTCATAATGTGTCCATCCCCAAACCGGGGGAACGCATTACCCACACTCTGGTCGGCCCAACCGTAGGCGCGGATCTTAACCTCCCCGTCATGCAACCCTTTCAACCGTTTCTTCAGTTGTTCATACGGATTGTACGGATTCCAGTTTGTATGGAACCAGATCGCCCAGGATCCACCGCGCCGGCACCGCATCAGGTATGGCATCTTACCGGAAGGTCCGCCTGGAATGTTTGGGCGATCCGATAGCAGTTCACTCTCACGCCACTCGGTCACCTCGCCGCCAGCAATAAAATCCTTCACAGTTAAACTGTACCCCTCAATCGGCGTGAAGCTAACCAGCAACTTTCCGGCCCTGGTAACAAGCCTGTACCGGATCGTTTCCAACAGGTCCATCGGGATCAACTCATCCGCCCATACCGCGTCCAGTTCCAGTCCCTCAACCGTCCGGCGATCCTGCGAATAATGCATGAACCACACCTGGCTGCCGTTCGGCAAAATAAATGTCGATTCCGTAAACCCGTTTTTCTGGGTGTAGCTTACATTCTCAACCGCTCCCTTGATCTTGCGCTTAAACTCAACAGGGAGATACTTGTAAACCACTGGTTGCTGGTTCTGTAAACTCGACTGGTGCGTCGTATGAAAGCAGGCAATCCTGGACCCGGCCTTTTCCTTGGCCAACTTAACAACCCACTTCGCACAAAATTCCGTCTTGCCACTACGATTGCCACCTGAAATTAGCAATTCATCGTTTTCCTCCAGAATCTCCGTCGCATGGTCCCAGTGTTTCGGCTCAAACCCTCCGCGGTACGGATCCGTTTCCTCCAGGTAAATCTCCCTGCCGCGATCCTCCATCGCTTTCCGGAAATCCGCCTCCCCTTCCGGAGTGGCGCAGGCTAACCCGGCCTGTTCCCTGGTCGGTAACCTTAACCTGGGATGCGGCTTGTAAACGTAATGGTCCAGATTAACCAACTAATCATCCTCCTCCTCTTCCTCCTCAAAATCCAGCAAATACCCCATCGACTGAATCGACATCAACGACGCATAACACGTCAACAACCCAATAATCTCAGGGTCCGATAGGCAGAACTCTTCACTGAACCGGTTCACCATACTCTCCAACTCATGGCCGGCTAATGTTATGAACCTGTCCCGTTCCTCACTCACTCCCAACGGCCCTGGTTTAGGTTGTACCCTATCATCCCGTAATTTGCGACGTCCTTGTAGGTGTCCGCCAGGCTTTCATGGTTTATCTCCCCTCCCGATTCAAGCAGGTGCCTCATCCTGCAAACCTTGTCCTGTAGCCTAACCGCAATCCCCATCTCCCCGCTCAACGCAATGTTCTTGCTGCCATAGTCGCGTTGCTTGGTTTCAAACAACTCGATACACTCCAAAGCAACGTCAACTATCCGACGACCCATCTCGGTCCGGATCTTCAACGCCTCCCTGATCGCGTCCGCTACCTCCGTCTTCGTCAACCGAGAAGCCTCTTCTATACTTTTCACCTCTTTTATAGCTTCCTGTTCCTCGTCCAGCAGCATGGACCCTTTCTCCCGTGTTCCAGTTAACCCTTTTTCTTGGCAGATTTCCGTATGCTTTTTGGTATGACTGTTTCTTTCCATCCGATTTTTTCACCTTTCGCCCTTAAAAACTTATTCGCTGCCGCATTGAACTCGTCCAGTTCCTTCTTGGTTAACCGCCCCCCCATGTCTTCGTCCCAAGCAATCTGTTCAATCTTCCTCGTTTTCATTAGCAATACCCTCCGGTTCACCACTTTCCGGGATAACGCGGCACCTTCCCAACCTGGTAGTGCCTGTCACCACTCTTCACATATCGCAATGTCATCCGGTTACCGGCCCGGTCAGGTCGCCATAACGCCGCATTCTTAACCCGAACCAGTATCCGACCCTCCACCTCAACCATCCGGCTGTTGCGGAAGTCCCATTTGGTCACCAATCCCTCCAAAAAAGGAGGATCCGCCTCCTTAACCCCAGGATCCTCCCCAAGTAACTCACGGCGCACCTTGGACCAACCAGCCTGCGTCAGGATCACCTCGCGATCATATCGCCAGTCCTCCCCCTTCCTTAACCGGTCCTTCCTGAACATCGTCAGGTCCTGCCGGCTTAACCCAGTCTCGGCCGATAGAACCCTCTCAATGCGCTCCCCTGGCTGCAGGTTAATCACACCTTCCTGCGATTCTTCGGTCGCTGTTCCGCAGGCACCCGACCTCCAGAATGATTACCTGACCATGCCTTAACCGGCCTTCCTTGTTGGTTTGGCCTATCCAACTCGTTTTTGAACATCACCTGCGCCATCTTTCCCGTTTTATACGTTTTCATTCGTCCCTCCGTAATCCTCATCCGTCCCCCGTCCAGCACTTGCCAACGCATCCGCATCAGCCTCTGCATCAGACCGGAACTGGTCCTCCTCAACGTGATCCGCTGGATCCTCCGCTGGAGGCGCCGCTTCCACCAAACCCAAGGCCACCGCCAATACATTGGCCGAGTTCTGGACCTGTGCCTGCTGTTCCCGCGAAATTTGCAGGGACAAGTTAATCAGCGTGTTTAACGCTGCCGTCTTTTGTTCTTTGCTTATCTGTGCCATAACAGAAATTATGTAATAACCCGAATCGTCCCCTTCTCTGTTTTTTTAGCGGCCAATTCACCAGTCATAACCTCATAAATCCTTGAAACCGTTACATCGCTTGTCGCCTTGATGTTAGCTTCAACGTGCTTCCTTATCTCCTCAATCGTCAGTTCCTTTGATCTCATCCAGCGTTTTCCTCTCCAAAAACATCGGCGTTCCCTCTCCAACCCAAGAACCTGCCGTGTTGTACTCAAAAAATTCCCTAGCCTCTTCCGGACTCATTCCGTCCCTCTTCACCAAAATATCCAAACACTTGGCCTCGTCGTACACCACCAACTCCCTGTTGAATTGCCGGCCAATACCAATCACCGCACCCTCGTATCCATCAGCTAATAACATCACAGAACTATCGCTTCTAAATGAATTGCCGGCCGGCCCCCTCCAGGCCAACCGGCGCAGGATGTGGGTAAATCATGAAAAACCCCAAACCCTGCTTGTAAAAAAATTCTGTGGGGGACAACCCATATAAGATATAACAAGAACTGAAAGCAGCACCCCCCCCCTCCCCCTGCCTGGATCTGTAGCTAGACCTGTAGCAGAAGCCTGGTAGTTGTTGATGGTCAGTGACTTACGCATCAGTGCCGTCTCCCTTACTGGCAACTGGCACCGTGTTGGCGGACGGCAGCCGGTCCAGGATCTCACCAATGCTGTCCGATTTGACGCTGATATGTTCCACCCTGGTCGTCGGAACGGCGCCAGACAGCAACATCGCCTTTTCTATGGAAACTCCAGCCATAACCGGTAGCGCCCTATCACTCACCGAGCCGTCCTCGATCATCTGCAGCATCCGATCTGCGGCAGCTTCGGCGACTCCGCCTAGTTTGGTGGCTAGTCGTTGTTTGGGTTGTGGGATGCTATCGAAGTGCCTGTTGCGGAGGACACCTACGGTGCTGGGACTGACGCCGTAGGAGTTCGCCAGGTCGTTGATGGTTCGGCCTTCGACCAGGCCGTTGGCTATGTCCTGGTACATTGCCGGATCCAGTTTGCAGCCTACGCCGGAGTCAGGTTGTTTTATGATTGGCGACGTATTCGTCGAGGCGCTGTTGGTCGGCTTCCTGGCGGCCCCGATGTCTGGCCGATTGGTTACTTCGCTGGATGTATTGATTGATCCTTGCGGCATCGTCTTCTGCTTCCTCCTTGGTTCCGTATGCTGCCTTAAAGGCTGGCATGGGTCGTAATCGCTCAAATCTGCGCCCTACGGCGCTTTTACCTGCCGGGGAGTATGCACACAGTACCCACTGTATGCCAGCCCTCTCTGCGCGAATTTCAGGCAGGTTGTTCATGTTTTGTTATATTCCCGAACTGAGTAGCTGGTTGTCTCCATTTCGATCACGCTGCTACCTGACCGGATCAGTCTGTCGGCGATGCGGTTATCCAGTTTGGATGCGATCTGGTCCAGGGAGAGGTTGCTGGTCCAGATGGTCCATTTGCCTAGTCGTTGGTTGGCCAGGCGATTCAGTTGGCTGGCGGCAAACCCGGAGGCGTCGTATTCACCGCCAACATCGTCCAGGACGATCATATCGGCGCGTTCCAGTGCTGGCACCAGGCCGTATTCACCTCCGCGGATTCTGTCGACAGCCTGGGGCCAGTAGATCCACCTGCCGTCCAGCCTGTCGACACAGCCGAATCTTCCGGTGTAATCTCGCAAGTTAGTCTTCCAGGCATTCCAGATAGCCTCGGCTAGATGTGTCTTGCCGGCGCCGCACGGTCCCAGGAAGGACAGCCATCTGGGTTGCTTCGACTGCGCCATGTCCGTGTAAAACCGGACAGCTTCCGAATGCGCCCGGATCAGGCCCGGTTCATTGAACGTTTTAAACCCGAAAGAATGGTCGAAGACATCAACCAATGCCGGCGTAAATGCTGGCTTTGTTGGCGTTGAGGGTCCCGTCGTTACGTTTGCCATGACTCGGTTTACTGCTGTTGCTGCTGTTTGGCTCATGAATTCCTTGGTATGTGTTTGCGATTGAATGTTCGATTGCTGCGACTGCGCGGTCCGATCCCCATCCAGCCAGCCTGGTCAGGCACTGGTTCAGGCCGGTTGGCTTGTACGCAGGCTTATTGATTTCCTTGCGGTGCTGGTTCCACAGCGCCCAGGCAGCCAGGAAGGCTTCAGTGGACAGTGATGGGTGGTGGTTGTTCAGCAAAAGAGGCAGGTCCTCTTCTTCTTCTTTCTTCTTCTTGTTACTTACTACTAGTTGTTTCTTACTAAGCGAACGGGTTTTCCGGTTACCGGTTTTCCTGGTTACCGGTTTTTCCGGCGACCGGGAAACCCGTTTACCGGGGGACACCTCGTAAAGGACCCACTCACCACCGTTGCCTGGGAGGATTTTGTACTCAGCCAGGCCGACAGCCTGGAGTTCTTTCAGGCCAGTCTGAACTGCTTCGCGACCGTCCTTACCGCGCTGCAGATCCTTCATATTGATCGTCCAGCTTTCCGGTTTGGTCATCAGATAGGCGTAGATTCCCCTGGCCTTAAAGGACAAGTTGTGGTCCTCCAGTGCTGACCTGGTCATGATGGCAAAGCCGTGTTCGCGTCGTTTTACTTTTAAAATCATACTGCGTTATCTCCTTTAATTCCGGCTGTTTCTTTTCTGATCAGCGTACCAATCGGGAGGGACAGAGGCGACCGGCCCACCTTTTCGCAGATGCTTGCGTCAACCTCCCTGTAGGCGTCCTCTTTGTTGAGTTCCCAGATTTCCTTCAGCAGTTGTTTTATCCATTCCCGTGTAACGTAATCACCCTTAAACACATGAACCCATTTTTCAGGATCGTTCCGGTGCGGCTTAACGTCAAACCGATAGCCGTCACCCAGTTTTGCCTCTGTTTTAAGTTCTTCAATTTTGTTGGCCAGGCGCATGATTTCCTTTTGGTTCTCCACTGGCCCGGATTCATTTGATGTAGCAAATCAGGTCCGTAACAAGATCCTCCTGGCCGACTATCCAGACCGGACCGTATCCGAGGTCCCCCAGATTTCTGGGGTCAAACATTTGCTTGGCTGTCGCGTACCCTTTGTAGGTGAATTTACGGCCTGATTTGATCACCAGTGCGTACAGTTCCGCCGGCTTGGCTTCGCCGCCATATTTCACCAATAAACTACCGTGCTTCACCGGAGTGGTCTTAACATCAACGTACTTGTCGCCAACAATAGCATCCCAGTACCTGGACTCACTCGATTTGAAGTGGAACACGTTGTGGATCTTACAGAAGGCCATTTCTCCCTCGAACCCTGCCAGGATGACTGCCGGATCATTGGTACGCGCCTGGTCTTCAACCATGGTCGCGGACATAGCCGAAACCATGTCGGCATAGTTCTTCGCGTCCTTCGCCTCAACGTCGGACAGCCAGGTTACATTTCCTTGGACGGATGGTAGTTTCGATCCCAACACCATAACGAATGCAGGTTAATAAATTGTTTGTACGCTTCATCCTGGTCTTCCTGGTCCCACAACTTGTCGACCACAATCACGTCACTCTCTGATTTAGCCTGGGTGTTAATTGCAACCGACATGACCCTTACAGGCTTGCTGATGCATTCGGCATAGGCAGCCAATTGCAGGATCCATTTTTTGTAAAACGTCGGCTTGAACCCCTTCTTCTGTTTCTTGAATTTCTGACTCTTCCAATCGACCAGGACCAGGCCGTGTTCAACGTGTTCAATCAACGCATCAGCACGGCCGGCGTAACCGGTGATGGTGTCGACCAGGGTCTTCTCACACCAATCGACTGACTTCACGTTTTCAACAACCCATCGTCGGACAGCGTCGTTAATCAGGTTGCGTTCCCATTTGCCGTTGCGAAGGATGGCCTCACAGTCGTTGTGGATCTCTGTGCCGCGTCTCGCCGCATCCTTACCGGCTTGCTTGGAGTCACTGACGATTCTGGCAGCGGCCTTATCCAAATTGTCACCTAGTTCGTCCTGCGGCATCGTCAACGCCGCAAGGACTAGCTGAGATTGCTTGTAAGCCTCCAAGCCTGGTGCCGCCAGGATGGAGGTCACTGTCGTCACTGACGGCAGTAGATTCTCCTTCCTGGCAACACGCAGATCAGATCCGTATGCAGCAGTCCCGTCCGGCTTGTACCAATGGGTCGACTGTTCGGTTGCTACGATCATTTCGGTTTTTTGGTGGAAGGGACCTCGTACCCGTCCCTGTCCTTAACCCGGACGTAATGGCCACTCGGCCTCAGCTTGGTGTCTGACGGCTTCATGACCCGTTCAACAATGCCGATGGTCTTCGGCGCACCGGTTGACTGTTCAACGATCTTCTTGTGTTCAACCAGCAGTTGGCACGGTGAACCAACCTGTTCCTCCATGTCCCATCCAATATCCGGGTCCAGTTCCTCAATGGACCAGGGACGTCCACGCCAGGACTCCAAATGCTTGGAGAGTGTCGCCTTCGGGTGCTGGGACAGCGTGTATTTTTTGCCGATGGTTTTCGGCCGGCCACTGATGTCGTTGCCTTCAAAGTCTTCCGACCCTTCAGGCATTGGGTCGTCAGTCTCAAAGACCAGCTTGACCTTCTGCATCGTTTTGGGTTTTTCATCATAGGTTTCTTCAAACCAACCCAGGTACTCTGCATCAACGCAGACCGCATTTCTCATTCCCTCGGCCGCTGGCGTGAAGGGCCTCTTGTTCGCGCTTTCCAGCACGGTATCTCCAATCTTAATCATTATTTTTTTCCTTACTTGTTTCGCTTTTAATCGGGAGCCATTCCCGAATAAATTCCATTAAATCTTCCATTGGAAGGATTGCCATCCATGGCCAGTTGTTCCGGCGCCAGGCGACTATCGGGATCTTGTCCCCAGCATCACCTGCTGCTTGGTCAAGCGCCGGAATGATGTGCAATTTTTCCGTTCTCTTAACCTCAAAGTGTACGCCTGGCACGTTGTGGATGACGTCAGGCGCGTCCCGGCCTGCGGAGTCCCGGCCTGCGTGCTGGCACCCGCGGATAGCCTCGAATCCCTCATCCCGGAGGAATGAACTGAACTCGCGTTCTCCCCTGGCGCCCTTACCCTTCGCGTTCATACAGTGCAGTCCGCAATTAGTTTATCGACCGAGGCTTCAGCAATCCGGACCGCCCGACCAACCTTGACGGCCTGGATCCGATTGGCCTTGATCCAGCGATCAATAGACCGATCAGATACGGCCAGGCGTTCGGCTGTTGCTTTTCTTGTGAGGTATTTTGTTTTCATTAGAATAGATCAATAAGTTCAGCACCTACAGCGTTGAACATCTCGTTAAGTGCCGGCACCTCTTCCCGTGTTAATTTCAATCTCTGCACGCCGAACGAGATGCTTGAGTGTGCGTAGCCGCAAACCGAGGCCACTTCCTTATGGGTCATTCCGGCCTTCAGCAAATAATGCCAGGCGATCCATCTAGCCCAGCAACGTGTTGGCGACCGTGACCCCTTCCACAACTGTTCCCCATCTATGCAAAACTCGGCCAACACACTGGTCAGAACCTTCTCTATCCGTTTCCGATAGGTGCGCGGTAGCACACATCCTGTTCTGGCGGGTTCCTGGCTCATCGGTGAAATCCCGCAAACATGGCAATGATCGCACCGACCATGAACAGAACCCAGGCCCAGTGGACCACACAAACCGACAACGGTACTGAATGGTAGTCGTGCCTCATTGCTTTGGCAGGGATTCAAGAAACCTCCGAAAAACGGAAGTCTTGGTTAGGCTTCTCTTCCGGCAGTAGCGTTCAAGAACTTTCAGTTCCTGAACT